TTTCGGAGTTGGATCTACTTTTCAAACGACAGCCGGTGCGTGGCAGGCTGGTAACTTTGTCGGCACGAGTAGCAACACTAACTTCTTTGCGTCGAACAATAATATTGTTCTCATAACTGGCTTTGTGATGCTTCCGGGGTCAATGACAATTACCGGTACGATATCTCCGCTGCTAATGCGACCATATGGCAATGAGTTGCTTTTGTCGCAGCGCTACTACGAGACATCATACACCGCAGGAACGGCGGTCGGAACGAACGTCGGCTCTGGTGGGGGTGGCATGTTGATTGCCACCGTGGCAGCCGCCACGCCCACCATGGGGGGGTCATGGATTTTTGGCAATCACATGCGCGCCGTTCCAGCCATTACATTTTACGACGAAGTGGGGAATGTCGGAAAGATAAGTGCTTTTGTCGGAGCCGGGTACAACAACAATCAGACAATCAGCGCCAGCGGATCCACCAACGACCAAGGATTCTACCTGATCGCAAGCGTGACAAATGCGTTGTTTTACAATTTTGACTACGTGGCAGATTCGCGTTTGCAATAATGTATACTGAAAGAGAACAATGAACTACACTGACTACGTCGCTACTATTGTAAACCTGATTCCCACGACTACGACCGATCCGAACTTTGTGCAGATTCTACCGTCCACAATCAACGATGCGGAATTGCGAATAAACAGAGATTTTGACTTTCTCTCGACAGTCGTCCAAGATTCTAGCGGGACCCTCACACCGAACAGTCGTTACTTCACATTTCCGCAACAATTTGTAGTTTCAGAGAGCATAAATGTTTTTACGCCTGCTGGCGGTCATGATTTTATAAGTCCGCTAGTGCCCGTTAGTCTTGAGTGGATGGACGCGGTGTGGGGGGTACATATTGCAACAACTACACCGTCTGTTCCGCAATATTACGCAATGGTGAATGATCAAACAATAGTAGTTGGTCCTCCGCCAGATGCTGCCTATTTAGTTCAGGTTACAGGTACGATCCGGCCAGCACCATTGAGTGCCAGCAATTCAACAACGTACATATCGCTCAACTTCTCTGATATGATGATTAGTGCTTCAATGATTTACATTGCTGGCTGGATGAAGAACTACGGCGCTGCGGTAGATGACCCTCAGCAGGGGGTCTCATGGGAGCAGCATTACGGGAAGCAATTTGCCTCGGCTAACGTTGAGGAGGCGCGTAAGAAGTATGCCTCTCAAGCGTGGACCTCTAAGCAACCGTATGCAGTAAGCACGCCGGCAAGGACGTAAAAAGTACATGGCCGATCCACAGTCACCTACAGTCGGATTTTACGACCAAACCACAGGTTCAAATAGCGGAACTTGGGGAGTCGTCCTCAATGCGAACTTTCTAGCTAGCGATAGTCTTGTGGGAAATGTATTTACCATCAGTCTCACCGGACTTGGCGGGTCGTCTGTTACGTTAACTACGCCACCAAATTCAGGATCATCTTGGGCCGGACCATACGCATCTCAGAGCGCTGTCATTAAACTCACTGGCTCATTGAGCGGTAACTGCACAGTATTCCTCCCCCGTCCAGGTTTTTGGATATTTGACAACCAATGCACGACTTCTGGGTCGGCTTTTATCGCAATACAGTCTATAAGTGCCGGGAAATACATCAACGCGCCTCCCGGAGAAATATTCCACGCTTATTGCGACGGTACGGACGTTAAATACGTCAATCTGGATCACGTTGGGTCCTATATGCAGCTTGCAACATCCACGGTACCGTCTTGGATCGCAAACCAATCAGTGCCGCCATATCTGAATTGTGATGGCTCTGCGTTTTCTGGGGTAACATATCCGGCGCTCGCCGCGCTACTCGGTGGCACCACTCTACCAGATTCGAGGGGGCGATTTATGGCTACCCTCAATCAGGGGACTGGTAGGTTGACATCTGGCGTTGGCGGTCTTGATGGAAATACGCTATTGGCCGGCAGCGTTACGCAAAGTCAGACGCTTACCGCTGGCCAAATGCCGCAGCAAACCACTGGAGCGGAAAGCGCAACGCACACGCACGTTCCCGGCACAACCGATAACTACGTTCACACAAATTCATCGACAAGCATTTCACTTCAGACGGGTCCTGGTCTCAATGTTGGATTTATTGGAACAACTGGCACAGAGAGCGCTACACACACCCACACTCTTGGGAACGTGTCTCCATCGGCCGTTCCAATAGTTCCGCCTGGGTTGGTAGGTGGCCTTACGCTAATCAGAGCGGCTTAATGTTTGAGGACGTAATGTGTGTTAAAGTGCAGTATGATTCGCCCTTAATGAAGGATGATTACATGCTGTCACGCGATGAATTGATGGAATTCTTAGAATATGATCCGTCAACAGGTATTTTCAGGTGGCGGCGCAGTCCATCTAAAAATAAAGCAGCCGGTTTATTGGCTGGACACAAAAACGGACAAGGATATCGTGAAATAGAATTTCGAGGAAAATCATATCAAGCCCACCGCCTTGCATATATTTTTATATATGGCGAGTGGCCAAGTGGCGAGGTAGATCACATAAACGGCACGAGAGATGACAATAGAATTGCGAATCTTAGAAACGCCACAAAATCACAAAATCAACACAATAGAAAAAGTTGGTCTAGAAAGACAAGCTCGACATACAAAGGAGTAACGTTTCATAAAGCCACCGGAAAATGGGCGGCTAGCATTCAAGTCAATAAAAAAAGAAAACACCTCGGAATTTTTGAAAATCAGGAGTTAGCTCATGTCGCATACAGGGATGCGGCACTGGAGTTGCATGGCGTTTTTGCAAGGACTGAGTAAGCAAACGTGTTTGGTTCTGTTTCACTCGTAGCCGGTGTGAATGCCGAAAGAACGCCAACGCTTCTGCGTGCAGGATACTCAAGTAGTTCTCTAATCCGGTTCCGAGACGGTCTAGTCCAGAAATATGGAGGCTACAAAAAGTACTACCAGTTTCCGGTTGGAGGCGTGCCGAGAGACCTTCATGCGTGGGAGGATTTGAATTCTATTGGACACCTATCTGTTGGGTCCACTACATCACTTAGTGTGATAACCAGCAATTTAATCAGTAATATCACTCCACAGATATTTATCTCTGATTTCGTATCTGGCGGGACAAATTTCTCTACCACAATAAATAGTCCAATTGTCAGTATAACTGACAACAATATATCAAATGTCACAATTGCAGACTCGGTATTCTTCAATACGCCAATTTCTATTGGAGGATTGATCCTAGATGGGCTATATCAGATTACAACGGTTACAGGCACTCATTCATATCAGATTACGGCCTCCAAAAATGCCACATCTACTACGACCACTTCGTCTCTCCCGATATTCACATTCACAAGCGGAAGTTCTGTAGTCTCTGTTGCATTCCCGAATCATGGACTATCGGTTGGAAGTATTGTCGTTTTCGATGTTCCGACCACATTTAATGGAATTACGATTCTAGGTGCTTATACTGTAGTCAGTATAGACCCATCGATACCATCGGCATTCTTTACTATTTCTGCGGCTACGCAAGCCACGGGAACGACTACGCATCAAATGAATTTTGGTACAATTGAGTTGTTATATTACATAAGCCTTGCTCCTCCTCCCGTTGGAGCGGGATATGGCCTCGGAACGTACGGTACCGGTGGCTACGGAACTGGGATTACTCCATCAAGCCAAACTGGGACACCAATTACGGCAACTGATTGGACGCAGGACAATTGGGGAGAGATCCTCTTATCCTGCCCTCGCGGTGGTGGGATTTATTACTGGGACCCGACAGGAGGTGTACAGAACTCCACTATTATAGCTACTGGACCGATATTTAATAACGGTATTTTCGTTTCAATGTCGCAACAGATACTTATTGCGTGGGGGTCATCTATTCATCAAGGCATTGGATACCAGAAGCAGTCAATGCTCGTGCAGTGGTCGGATGTGTCGAATTTCTTTCAATGGGCGGCGACTTCAGAGACACAGGCTGGAAATTTTACGATCCCAATTGGTTCTCAGATCATGGGTGGGATGGCGGTCTCGAATGTCAATTTGATATGGACTGATCTCGATCTATGGGCGATGAACTACGTAGGCCCTCCAAATGTGTACGGGTTTACGAAAATCGGTGCTGGTGCAGGTCTTGTTTCGGCTCATGCAGCACAGCAACTTCGCGGTAGTGTCTTCTGGATGGGGACGACGAATTTCTATGTCTACAACGGGAATGGAGTCTCGGTCATTCCTTGTCCGGTCTGGGACGTAGTATTCCAGAACCTGAACACGAATTTCCTACAGAATATCCGCGCAATGCCCAATACGCCGTTTAATGAGGCTGGCTGGGAATATCCCAGTGCGGCGAGCGTGAGTGGTGAATGCGATTCATACGTGAAGCTTAACATCAGTGAACCAGGGGCTCCCTGGGACTACGGGCCTCTCGCAAGGTCTGCATGGATCGACCAGTCCGCCCTGGGAATGCCTATTGCGGCGTCTCCAGCGGGGATAATATACCTTCAGGAGACGACGCCTGATGCCGATGGTCAGCCGCTTGTTTCGAGCTTTACGACGGGCGAATTCTACCTCTCTGAGAGTGAAGACTTCGTTTTTATAGACCAATTTATACCAGATTTTCGCTGGACTACGTTTTCTGGAACAGGTAGCGCGAATATAAATGTGTCATTCAATGTGACGAACTATCCAGGTGACACCCCTGTAGTGTATGGCCCTTATGGTGTCACCTCGACAACGGAATTCGTTCCACTTAGGTTTAGGGGTAGACTCGTTAGCATTACAGTGCAGTCTCAAGATATTGGATCGTTCTGGAGACTTGGAAGTCCGAAATTTCGCATGGCGGCGTGCGGTAGGCGATGACAGACACAACTAACGCCATTCCTGGAAGCACTCCAGTAAATCAATACAGCAATCCGCCCGGTGCTGGTGCTCAAGACGTTGTTACTCAGCTAAGGGGTGTCGTACAGCAACTTAGTTCATGGGTGGCTGTTGGCCAGCGTGAGGGTTCGTTTACTATAGGAACCGTTACGGCAGTCAATAATCTCGGAACCGCCTCAATACAGATTATCGCCGCTGACTCGGCAAGAACGTACATCGTATTCCACAATCCAAGCAATACGGTCGAGCTTCTGGTCTGTCAGAGTCCAACGGTGGCTTCGTTTACTACTAGAGGCGGCTCATTCCTCATATTGCCTGGAGATTACTTGACGTTGACAGGCGCAGTTTCGGTGGCCTGGAATGGGATAGCGCAGTCTGGAGCGAATAATCCTCTCACGATCATTACGTCCACACAATGATGCAGACTGGACGGCCAAATCCATACTGGATCGCCAAGGTTATAAACCAGTTCGGATTGATCCCAACTCCACCAGTAAATGGCGATGTCTTCGGGCCAGGGGCTTCCGTGGCTGGAGATATACCGACATTTGCCGATAATACCGGAAAGCTTCTAAAAGATAGTGGAGTACCGCTACAGGGGATATTTGCTACACAAACAGCAGCGGCAGCAGCAACGATAGCCTCGACCGTTAGTTTTGTTATGACCGCTGGACGTGCCACAGTTGGCGACTATGGTGCGGCGCTATACAAGAAGGTCGGAGGGGCTTCGGCTGGAGGATTTCAGTCAGCAGACGGGCAATGGTGGGGTCTCGCTATTACGACGGTTACTCCGCAGATGTTCGGAGACTGCTCTGGAGAGTGCCATACATTTATTCAGGGTGCAATTAACTATATAAATGGAATTAACGGTGGTACCGTGTTTTTCCCAGCTACGACTTACATAATAAGCGCTCAAATTAATCTCTTAGACTTCGTTACCTT